TGCTAATTTTGCAACAAATGGATTATTTTGTAAAAAAGCCGCAAGCTTTTCCAAGACTGGGAGAAGACCCTTGAGGAAAACATCAACAACTGGAACGACTGCTCTACCTAGCGCCATCAGTGATTCTTTTGCCCTACGGTATCTTACCTCAGGAGTGTCTTGAGATATCTTGAGCTCTGCTTCAAATTGCTTACCAGCAAGCGATTGAACATCAAAAGCCTGCGCCATTAATGCTTTACCAACTTCGGTAGACATACCAGAAATAAAGTCAGAATTTTTACTATTAGCACTCTCAAGAAGTTTCTGCGCTGTTTTTTGACCTTTTTGTATAGCTTGCGCTTGAGCAGTTAAAACATCACGGCTATCTTTTTCAATAGCCATTCTATGTATATTACTTAGATCCAAGAATTGATTGATCGCAATTTTCTTAGACCCGATAGCGGCTAACTCAACATTGATTGAGTTCTGCAGAATATCTGCCGTTTTTCTTTCAACAGAGCCGTAAGTTTCTAAGCCTGTTTGGAAAGCTGCTAGCTGAGCAAATGCGGTCTCCATTCTCGGACCTTGACGAACACCGAAGAGTCTTGAGAAAAATTCCAATGCTCCTTGCTTGCCCTTACCGCCATCACTTACAGACTTTGATAAAGTTCTGTATGCGTCAGTCAGCATTTGAATGTTTTCCATTCCAACGCCAGCAGAATACTTGAACCCTGTTCCCATTTCAGCATTTAACTGATTAATAATTTGCGTATTCTGTTTGGTCATTGCAACCATTCTTTGCAAAGAAACCTTAACCGAGTTAGCGGATGCACCAACTTGGAAACCAGCGCCAATCATCGGAATAACAAGCGACATAGCTTCAGTCATTGACAAACCAAAGCTTGTTGCGGCAGCTGTAACTTCTGGGAATGCGTCAGCTATGTTTCTTAGAGACATAACAGTTTTGTTTTCAACCATGTTAAAAACAGCCAACTGACCTCTTAGTTGACTAATTACCTCATTCGCAACCTGATCACTGTTGATATCAACCGATTTACCAGTCTCTCTTCTGATACGAAGAATTGTTTGGTACATCGTCTGAATAAATTCAGAAGACTGGGATATATCTAGGTTTCCTAACTTTTCAGTCTCTGCTGTCATTCTTGTAAGGTCTGCAAGAACAATTCTGCTTGATATACCTAATTCAGCAAAGTCTCCAGCAAGTGATTGTATAAGTACTCTACTAGTACCCCAATCTCTAGTAATCTTATCCAAATCTTTTCCAAGTTCTTTGGTAAATGCTCTTGCCGCCTTCACCTGTCCTTCAAAATTACCACCCAGACCTATCTGATTAAAGTTGTCAAGAATAAGTTTTGTTGTTCTATTACTTTCTGTAGCCAGTTTTGAGTAACTAAAAAAAGCTTCTCTTAAACCAGTAATTAACGGTAACGAGAAGTTCCTAAAAAAGTTGTAAGCAGAGTACTGTTTTTCCATTGCATTAGCACTCATTTTTCTGGAGTAATCAAGGAGAGCAACTTGCTTCATTGCTTTTTGCAAATCATTGCTTGACAATCTCATTGCGTTCATATGCTTTACGCTTTGTGACATTGCAGCGTTTGATCTATTTAGCGTCAAAGGGTCAGTAGAGCCTTGGTTCAACATTTTCTGGGCTGCGGAGTAAGCTCGTGCAGAACTAGTCGCTTCGTCTAATACACGCTTCTGTATTTCTACAGCTCTCGTCATTCTTCCCAACGGGTTCAATGACTGGGTTATTTCTCTTGAATATTGAGAAACACCGCTGGCGCTCAGCCCCATTGATTGGTTAAAAGCTTTTGTTACATTAGCATTCTGTACAGCTCTTTGTGACAAAGTAGCAAGGTGTTGTGAAAGATTAACTATCTGGGCAGATAATTCAGCCGCCTGTTGTGCGGCATTGCCTTCCATATTAACATTTACATGGACATCGTTGTTAGAGTTGGAGGTATCAGACATAATTCAGCCAATAGTAATTATCGCATATTGGGGTAATTAAAGCAAGATTAATCTTGTTTCTTAACAACTTCATACCCCATACCAAACTTCATGTCCATAATGTCATGAACTTGCGCTGCTCTTGGCGGAGTTGGATCATACCAATCATCTTCAAAATCAACCTCAGCACCTTGCGAGGCGGCAGCAATTTTCATCTGCATGCTTGTTTCATTGTTACATGCTCTATATAGCAAAAATAATTCATTCAGGGTTAAATGTTCTTCTAGCGATCCCAGGCTAACCCATGCTCCTGTTTTTACAAATATTTCAGATTCATATTTGAGCAGGGGAATATCCTCCCACTTCAGGTCAGAACCTTGCTGACCTGAAGTGAGCTGATCCCCCTCTTCGCCTAGAAGGAAGGGTCTGAACCCATTGCGGCTGACATGAGTTCGCCAAACGAACGCAGGTCAAGCACATCTTCAAGCTTTTCCTTGTTATTACCAAGCTCAGGGTCAACAGTTGCCAATGCAATACCAGCAGCTTCAACCATGATGTCAATATCAGCATCTGAAAGAGTGTCTTCCGTCTTCAAGTCCTTAACTACCGCCATGAACTTACGCAAGTTACGAATAGTTAGAGGCTTAATTGTTCTTGTCTTGCCATCAGCAAAAGTAATTTCCTTACCTGCCAAAATGTCTTTGTTTTTATCACTCAAAGTGTTTCCATCCTTATGTCTCGTATATAAAGGGCTTCGCCCCTCGGTTATTAAGTTTATCACAAAATACCAAGGGGCGATTGCCTTTAGCTAAATTATTTAATTACAATTATGCGGTTTCGTCAACGATTTTGCCGTACTCGTAACCAACATCTGCTACTGTTGGCAAAATTCTAAAGCCAACTGTGAACATTGTTGCTTCTGCACGCTTCATTGCAATTGTGGATGATTCCATTGAAATTGCACGCTTTGTGTAGAATTTACGGGTAAGCAAGTCACCTGCTGTTGAACCAGGTGCTGTACCTGTAACAAGAAGTGCCTTCTCGTAAGGGATTACTCCCTGTGCGCCAAACAAGAATGTCTTTGTATTTGCGCCATCATTGTTTGCCTTGACTGCCTCTCCGCCTGTCACATCATCGTAGTTCCAAGCTGTTGCAAGGTTATTAAGAGTTCCTTCTGCAAGGGTTGTCTTAACCATTACCTTTACTTTTGACTGAATGATCTTAGCGGCATCGCCAAATTGATCAATTTCAATATCAACCATGTCTGGTTCCCACGAAATTTCCAAACCGTTTTGTGTTGCTCCAATGTCAGCAAAATTATTCATTGCTGCAATGCTTACTGCGTTAGCATTCGTACCCAGTTTGATGGTTGCTTCGCCAACGATAATGTTAGAAACATTAACTGCCATATTACTTCCTCCTATTTATCCAGGCGAAATATCTTTCTGCCTTTCTTATCACGCCATTTAGCGATCTTTTCTATATCTTTAGCATTGACTTCGCCTTGACGATTGCCAATACCGAGACCTTTATTCCATTCAAATTCGTAAACCGAGCTACGAAGCTTGACGACATAACTAGGTGTTTTACCAATGTATGTAATAGTACTATACTCCATATGTTATTATTTTACCATACCCTTCTATACATTGCAGATCTTAAAGTCCAAATTCATTCTATACCAACCATTTAGCTCTAAAGGAGCCGCTAAACTAGAGCCAGTCTGATAGCTGGAAAGAATACGGCTATTGCTACCCGTCACTCCACCCGCCTGAGCTATTGTACCAGTTTTTCCGAGCAATTCCAGGATTCTCTCCGAAATTTTGAACAATCTATCTACATCCGTATCAAATATTGAATACCTAATATTATCCTTCCTCATCCAGTAAGCATCTGGGTTGGGAACTGACGGACTGTAGAAGTAGACTACGAACGGGGCTGACTCGCCGTTTGTAGCGGCAATCGGGGCAAAGCTCATTATTTTACCCGCAATTGACTGTATCTCTGCATCATTTTTTAAATGAGTATTTACATCATAAACACTTAATTTAGCCAATTGATTCACCTCGTAAAGAATTACCAACGCTTTCTTTAACAATATCAGAAATTAATGTGTTAACCACTTCGTACATTTCATCTAAATTAAATTTATATCCATTAACAAATTTCCAATAATTTTTTCCAGCAAAAGTAATAGTTATTTGCATAGAAGACTCGCCTGGAACAAAGTCAATCTCAGACCCTTCAAATAAATTCTCATAACGGTCATTTAATTCTGTTCTTATAAAATCACCTTTAGACATCGCTATTTCACTAAAAGCAGTTTGAATTTCAATATTAATCTTATCTAATCTGTTAATAAGTTTATCTAAATTATTGGTTATTTTTACATTAATCATTCCGACTCCACAACTCTTCTAAGCGTAACAATCGTGTGATGTTTTTTGCCATGAATCCCAAATTTTGGTTGTATTCCAACTATTTCATAAATAGAATTATCAACCACAACATTATCCCTATCCTTTATGTTTTGAAATCTATTGCCATAAGAAATATTTGCACCCGATTCTCTAGGGACAATCGCTTCAAATTTCGGCACATTGTCTTGATACGGGGTTAGCCTTCTTTCATCACCAGAAGATGAACTAGTGCTGGGAGCTTGGAATTGAAAAGATACTGTATCTACCTTTGTGTACGCTGCGTATTTCTGACCAGCATCGTTTGTGCTTGTAGTCTTTCTGTATATATCACCTTTGTGAGTGAATTTAAAATAAGTCTGTAGAGCCATTTAAACCACATAGTCCATAACAAACAATGTGTAGTCCATAAGCAATATGTCTGCATCAATGTTCCCTGTTGACTCGTAGAAGTTTTGACCTGTTTGAATTTTAAGAACATCCATATCCGCACTGTAAATACCGTGTCTGCGATAAATTGAGTCATCGTTCATCATATCTTCCAAGAGAAGGTCGGCAGCTTGCTCTATATTATTAGGCACAAATCTCCAACCAAAATCACCTTCAATCCGATATACACTTTGAGGATTAAACTTATTAACAATTAAAAGAACATTTACGCTGTCAAGAACAGATTTCCTAAATTGCACATAATAAGAGCCGCCGAAGCTGTTAGGTTCTTTAATCTTTTCAATATGATTCATTGTTGCATCTTCATAGTCATGAAGCACAATTTCATCATTAGTTCCTGGGTCTGCGGTAACTTTTCTTAAGGTTGCTATTGGATTTGGAAGATGAATTGATTTTTTGCCAGAACCCATAACTTCAAGATATTTGTTTGGATAATATTCAAAAGATTGACCACAAAAAGTATTGATAATATTCCTTACTTTCTTTTCTAATTTATCAAACTTATCAAACCATTCATCTTCAAGAGTCGGGTGGTCTTCAAAGAATGTATCAATATCAATATACGGGGTGTAGACATTAAAGTATTGTGACTGTGTGTATGACACTGCACTTATTGTGTATGTAAAATCAGCACGATATCTTCCTGCAGCATTTAGAACATATATGCCAGAAGCCGCTTGACCGTAGGTGATTGTGTAAACACCAGTTGCTGTCCTAGTTGCATTTGTTGGACCAGAAACAAGAGATCCAAATTCATGGTATAAACTAACTGAAACAACATTTGATGTTGGGTCTGAAGGTAGTGTTAAAGTAAGTGTTTTACTTGTTTCAATCTTTACATCATCCATAATTCAATTATAACAGTATTACTGTTTTTCAGCCTTTAAAAAGTCTGCATTGCTAGTGACACTTCAAAGTCATTTAAATCTTCACCTAGCTGGGTTGTACTAAAAGTTCCGCTAATGTCAAAAGAAACGATAGTGTTACTTGAGTCTTTATAAAATAAAAGACCATCGGCATAGTTAATAGCAAGCTCTCCTACCTCAAGCGAGGTGGGAGCACTATTTGCTGTACCTGAATTTTTAATTTTAATCACATTAGGCATTAAAACCCCTTAATTAGAAAGTACCACCATCAATAGTAGCAGTGTTCGCAGCAAGCGCTGTGAGTTGCGAGCTGAAGGCTTGAACATTAGATCCAATCGCAAGACCCAATGCAGTTCTTGCACCATCAGCAGTTGTAGAACCAGTTCCACCGTAAGCGATGCCGATAGCAGTACCTTGCCATACACCAGTACCAATTGTTCCTACAGATGTAAGGCTTGAAGTAACAACGCTTGAAGCCAAAGTTGTATTTGAAAGTACTGCCGATCCGCCAATATAAAATGACTTACCAGCGACAATATTGAAATGCTCAGAAGATGTCCAAGCATCGGTAGCATCAACCCAATTTAATGTCTTATCTGTTGCACCTTTGATTGTAAATCCAGCACCATCCGCTGTCGTGTCCGTTGGTGATTCAATATTGGCAAGAACAATGTTCTTATCCTCAACAACGAGTGTTGCTGTGTTAAGAGTTGTTGTATTGCCTTGAACAGTTAAGTCTCCAGTAACAGTCAGGTTGCCTGGTGTTGTAACATTTGCTGCCAAAGAAATTGTTCCAGCGTTATAAACAATTTGGTTTTCAGTACCAGACAGAGTTGGGAGTGAACTGTCAACATATGCTTTTGTAGCGGCGTGTGTATTGGCTGAGGGGGTAGGAACAATTACAACACCAGAAAAGGTTTTATCCCCAGTAATTGTTTGGTTTGTTCCTAGAGTTGTGTATGCACCATAACCACCAATCGCAATAACGGATGTTGCACTGCCACCAGCGCCACCAGTGCCTGTACCGTAGTACAAAACATTGTCTGCTTCGTTAAATGCTAATTCTGCATTCTCTAGACTTGTTGGTGCACCCGCTGCTCCAGCAGATGACCTTCTTTTAATTCTCAGCGTATTCGCCATTAGTAATTTCCCCCATCCATTAATAAATCGGCTGCACTATGAACATGATCTGCTCTAGCCGCCAAAGTGCTCACCCCAACCACACCAGCTCTTGCAACATCAGTGACTGTTGTAGCTAAACTTAAACTCGCTAAATTAATTGTACCACTAGATTGGTTTAATACAGTAATATCTGTTGTAACCGCAACATTTGAGACATCAGTGGTAGTTACCTGTACTGTTGTAATGTCAGCTGACACGGGTTACATCCCCAGTAACAGTACAAACACCAGTAATTAAAGTAGTAACGGTTGCCCCATTTGTTTCTTGAAAATCATAAACATATGAACCAGCAGATATATTTGCGGTATTTGATGAAGTAAGGGACATTACAACAACCCCATTTGCAGCATTAGTAAGGGTTGATGTGAAAGTAGCAGTAATTGTGTCAGAATTTCTTTTTTTTCTAATTTGACCAGTATAAGTTCTGCTTGTAATGTTTACATTAGCATTAGCGCTATCTTTTATACGAAGTTCATGAGCATAAGTATCGCCCTGATAAATAGTAATATTTCTAGTTGCAGCCATAATATCTCCTATATGATATTATCAAAGATTGGTTATGCCAGCAATATTGACCAAGTTGCTTGATCTACTTCACCAGTTGCAGGAATTTTATTTTTAGTTTGAAAATCCTTAACCAACTGTGCAGTCTTTGGACCAAAATCACCGTCAATCTTGCATACCACACCATGCTTAACTAAAAGAGTTTGCGCTTCTTTTACGATAGGACCAGCACTTCCTTGCTTAACAACTCTTTTTTTAGCGGCAGCTTCAACATTCACAGCTGGTGCTGCGGTCTTCGCTGCGATAGCGGCTTTCTGTTCTTCTACCGAACCAAACGGGCTGCCTGGCTTTGGATTACGAGCAACATAATCTTTCACTGCTTGTGGTACTGAATCACCACATACATAACGGATATGCCAAGGCTCTGAAGGAACTACTTCCCAACTCCACCCAAACTTTTCAACATTGGCAATCAACCAATTAATTCTTTTTTTCTCTGAGGCGTTAGCAATATCAACCGCCAAGCCGAGGTTATGCTGCGACTTACCAGGTGTGGCGAGCATCGCCATGCCTTTCTTCAAATACCAAGTCTTACCTTCAAAAGTTTTTGTTGAACCAGTTCCCGTATCTTGAAGACTGTAGCGACTTAAAAAGCCAGC